TCAAGCGGGGCCCCGACTGGTACGACCACTACGCCCAGCACTGCTTCTATCGGTGGATCTAGTCCTAGTAGTACTTCAACCGCACCAGCAGCTTCTACTGCAGCTAGCGCACCTTCAGCCCCAGGGGCTGCATTACCCACAACAGGTACGCCCGCTGCAGCTACACCAGCAGTCACATCATCACCCACAACGCCTACAGCTACATTAGCAAGCCCTGATTCTCTAAAAGCTGCTGATGCTAAATTAAAAGATTTAGGTAATCAAGAAAAAATATTAAAAGGATTAATGGCAACAGATAAAAAGAATACTGCTCAATATTCCGCTCAACTTAAGGGATTGGAAGCTGCTAAGCAAGCTGCAATAAAGGAAAAGCAAGCTGCTCAAGCGGCATTGAAGCAAGCGACGTCAGCGGCTAATAAAGATGCTTACAAAAATAAGCAGCAAGCTGCTGGAATGAATCTAAGTGTTAAGCCTAATTTAGTTAATACTAGCTTTGTACCGGTAGGTACAATGTTTAATGAACTTTGTAATATATTAGAGACCGGTTTAAAGTCTTCGAAGAAGTTTAATTTATTGTCGTAATTGCAATTTAAAACAGTTTATTTATAATAAATAACTCTAATGAAATCTGTGCTTAATATTAAGAATATTGATCATACAAAACAGCCATTATTTTTTGGTGAAGATTTAAATTTACAAAGATATGATAAATTTAAATATCCTATCTTTTTTGAGCTGTTTAAAAAACAAGAAGAGTTTTTTTGGTGGCCGCATGAAATTGCATTAGCTAAAGATAAAAGTGATTATAGAGATTTATCAAGTGAAGAGAGGTTTGTATTTGATACCAATCTAAGATTTCAGACATTGGGGGATAGTATGTTATCTAGATCTATACATTCATTAAAAGAACATGTAACTAATCCTGAATTAGAAATATGCATGAATACATGGGCCCGGTTTGAAAGTATACATAGTTATTCATATTCATATCTTCTCAATAATGTTCATCCTGACGCATCTAAATTTTTTGATAGTATTATGGAGGATAAAGAAATTGTTTCTCGTGCAGAATTAATACGGTCAAATTATGATAAAATTCTCGGTGATGATAAAAAAGATTTAAGAGAAAAGGTTTTTAATTGTGTATTAGCCACAAATGCCATGGAAGGTTTAGTTTTCTATGTCTCGTTTGCATGCTCGTTTTATTTTGGTTATAGGGGTAAAATGGAAGGTAATGCAAAGATTATAAAGTTTATACAGAGAGACGAAGCGCTACATTTTGGTATTACACAAAATTTGCTTAAAATTTTTAGGGATGAAGATAGAGAGGGATTTACTTCAACATATAAAAAGAATGAAGACAAGATTTATGCTGTATTCGAACAAGCAACAAAAAATGAAATAGAATGGTCGCAATATCTTTTTAGTAAAGGGTCATTACTAGGGCTTAACGCGGATGTATTAGAAGGTTATTCGAAGTGGTTGTGTGATAATAGATTAAGATCTTTAGGGTTAAAGAAGATATATAATGTAAAAGAAAATCCAATTGCAGGGTGGTTAGATAGCTATCTTGATAGTAGCAAAGTACAGGTTGCCCCTCAAGAAACAGAAATTTCTGCATATAAAATTGGTGCAAGAGATACAAATATTACTAAAGATACGTTTAGTGATATTAAGCTATGATTCATTCTGAGACAATAAAATTACTCACAGACGAAGAACTATCGATTTTATATTATATTTGCGGACACCCTTTAGTATTAGGTAGGTGTGTTACTCCTGATGTTAAATTTATAAAGATGTTTAAGCTAAATATTTTGCTTAAGTTAATTGAACAGTTTAAACATCACGCATTAGAAGAAAATAAAAACATTTTTGATAAACTTTCAGAAAAATTGTCTCAAAACCCTTAAATAAATTTTAGAAGGAGCAACTGTACGTTGTACACTAGGGGTGGGACGGTGGGCGCCTTTTGAGGCGACTAGTGTATAGAATTTTTATAGTCAAAGAATAAATATTAATATGAGTATTTCGCTGTCAGCAGCAAACTCAATATTACAAAATTCAGCTTTATATAGAGAATTTTTAGAAGAAAGAGAACAAATTCTAAAAAATAAATGGTATATGTCTGAAAAGGAAGGTAAAGATGTTGGTTTTGAAAAAGCATTATTAAGCTGGGTATCTAATTACAGAACAGAGTGGAAAAGTAGAAAAACATCATTATAATGATGTGTGTTTAAGTATCATTATAAAGACGTATTTTTAATACCTAATTATTCAGAGCTTCCCTCTAGATCTAAAGCTTCTACATCTACAACTCTCGGTAAATTTAATTTTAAATTACCAGTTATACCGTCCAATATGAAATGCTCTATAGATTATAATACTGCTAAGTTATTAGATAAGCATTCCTGTTTTTATATTATGCATAGGTTCGATAATGATGTTCTTAGCTTTGTAGAAGCAGCTAATAAAGAAAAATGGAGATCTATTTCAATTAGTATTGGTGTTAATGAAAAGGACTATGAAACATTAGATATTATTCTTAAGAAGCAATTAAGAGTTGACTTTATTACTATTGATGTTGCGCACGGGCATCATCTTTTAGTAAAAAATATGTTAACGTATCTTAAAGCATTTAAAAATACTTTTAAGATTGCAGGCAACATTGCAACCGCCAAAGCCGCTGATGATTTGATAAGATGGGGAGCTGATGCAGTTAAAGTCGGTATCGGTCAAGGTTATGTTTGTACTACTAAAGATAAAACTGGATTTACGTTTCCTATGTTTAGTGCAGTAAATGAGATTAATAAAAAATATGTGATAATTGCTGATGGTGGGGTAAAATGTAATGGCGATATTGCTAAGGCTGTGGTTGCAGGCGCAAGACTTGTTATGTGCGGTGGTATGTTTGCAAAGTTGAAGGATAGTCCAGCAAAAACAATAGTAGGTATGGATGGATTAAAGTATAAAGAGTATTATGGTTCTGACAGTTTTAAAAATAAAAATATAGAAAAAAATATAGAGGGTAAGGCAGAGCTAGTAGTACGAGAAGATAAAACGTATATAGATAAAATAATAGAATTAACAGAAGATTTGCAGTCTGCTATTAGCTATGCAGGGGGTACAAACTTAGCTGCACTTAAAACTGTAACTTGGGCAGCTCAAAATATATAACTATTTTTTATAGTTAGATACAGGATTTGCAGCAATAGGTGCATCATTATCAATAATTTTTTCTCTTGTCTGCATATTTGTATCAGTCAATGTTGACGGTAGACCCTTATACATATGACTGTGAGGTGCCATAGCTATACTGTCTGGTTCTGCTCCTGTACCGTAAACTGCAATGGCCATAGTGCTAGCAGATGTTCCGCCAATTCCTTGCTGACTACCTTTTATTGAATTAACACCATTACCGATAACGTTTATAGGCGATGTAAGTGTAATGATTGCTGTACCTGTTACTGGAACACCAGCAGCAACTAAACCTACACCTATTGTACCTGTTATCGTTGCTCCTGCAGGTATTGTAGCTGCGACTTTATTTTGTTCAATAGCACCCATATAAGGGCCTCCAATAAGTGAAGTGGCTGGACTGATGCTAAATGTGCCGGGCGTGCTACCCGGTACCGGAAAGCTTGCAAGTGGTACACCAAATCCTATCAGTTTACCTGGTAATGCACTGCCGTAAACTGTTGATTGTTCAGTAGCTTGTATTTCAGCTGGCATTGTTATATGATTTGCAGTGAGCTCTCCTTCAACATGAAGCCCCCCAGCCACCACAACGTTATTTGTAACACCGAGAGATCCCTCTATTAATACTTGCTTTTTCTCTCTTTGACGTATACTTACTATATCTCCTACTAGAGATAATCTTTTTCCACCGTCAATATTAGTTTCAAGCTCGCTCCCTATATTTATTTGTTCACCAGAAATATTAGTTACTGCACCGCCAATACTTGTAACTCCATAAGATTTTATATTTAAACCACCGGCGCCTACCATTAATGAATATTTGTTTGCAACATTGAGATTATAATTACCTCCTGGTAAATCATCAACATGAACCAACTCTACAAGAGGAGAAGGTGTTCTATTGTAAAAAGTACCGTATTTTCCTACTTTAACATTAGAGATGTACATTTTACCTTTTAAATCTACTCTTATAGGCGAAAAATCATTCATTACTGTACCAATAGTTTCCACTTTATGTTTAGTAATTTCAATAATTTCGCTGCCACCTATTCCCATTTCTTTTTCTAAAGTAATTAAAGTTGGTAAAATTTCCTTATACTTTGTTTTTATATTTTGTTTTTCCTGATCTTCTGGCCAATTTCCACCTTGAGAGCTTGTACTTTTACCTAATTTAGATTTATTATTTTTATTTGAATCTCCCGGATTACACACAGGGCATGGTAGTCCTAATATATATCCTGGACCTCTTTTTCCTGTAGAACCGTCTACCGAGCCATCTAGAGCATTGAGGGGAGAGGCAGGTATTATAGTTCCGTTAGTACCCGGATATTCAACACTTTTTACAATATTACCATTAACTATAGTTTTACCAAAAATAAAATCGCCACTAGTGTTAGACATTGTGGGGTAAATTTCATTTTTAAAGTTATCTTTGTAAGAATTATTTACAGTAAAATATGTATTAATATCTTTATTACAAACAGGGCATGAATCATATCTTGTATCCTTATCCTCAGGCATACTTTGAAGAGTTGAGGTTAAATTAATATTATTAAGAGTAGTGTATTTATCTGCGCGCTTTATATCGAACAATTGTTTTATATTAGCTATTTCTTTGAGCGCATCTTTCCATTGTTGAAAAGTATTAATTTTTAGATTGCCAATCTTTTTATAATTGTCGCCCACAATAATTGTATCATTATCTAATTGAGTAAAACTATTTCGCGACCCTCTTACTGTAGAAAATTTATCGTTTAAAATTAATTCTTGACTGTTATTATTCGCAAATTCAATATTTGTAAAATTATTAAACTCTTTAAACGAGCCGGAGCAATGAGTTAATTTTAATATTTCCCTATTATCTGTATTAATAAAAGCCAGAGTACCACTTTTTTGATTAATTACATATTTGTTTCTATATGTCTCAACATTTACATCATATTGTGTTATACTAGATGGAGGTGTATTCTCAAAAGTTCCCGGGTAATCTACACTTGCAGATAACGGTGCATTAGTAATACTATTCCAGTCTTCTTGGCCAAAAGAAGACCCAAAAATAACGGGTTTTAAAGGGTCACCATTATTAAAAAACACCCATACATGCGCACCAACACTAAGAATTGGAAAGATTCCTTTAGCGCTATTACTATAACTTTCCGGAGTATAGTTAAAGCTAAATTTATTTACATTGTTAATATTATTTTCTGCAGGGTCACTAAATGCATCTTTTAACTTAAAATAACTAATATCAAAAACATTTCCCGGCTTTTCACCGATATTATCTTTATTTTGACTATATTGTGTTAACTTGGAAGCATCTACCTCATCAGAAGATGTACTAGTAAAAGCAGTCGAGATGTCACTGCTATCGCTTATTGTACCTATATTAAGAAATGCGTTATAACGCCCACTACTACTTTCACTAGCTAAGGGAGATACTACCTCTGCCCAGGGTAATATTTTTTTAAGATCGTCAATAATAACGGTCAAATCACTATTAATATTTTTACCTAAAAATCTAAATCTGTTATCTTTACCACTGTCAATCCATTTTTTGTATACAGACGGTGAAACGTGGGGTACGTAAACTTTAACACGTCCTCTTTTTTGCGGGTCATTATTTTGAATTACTATACCTAGATAATTGCCGTGATATTTAGGAAAATTCATATTGATTATTGATATATCTATATTTACAATTATAATTGTATTATGCTAATGAAAGTATCTCATGAATCTCCTGTGTCTATATTAGAATATTCTAAAGAATATAACGATTTTGACTACTGTTTAGTTCACTTATTGCATCAAAATAAAAGTACACCAGAACAGTTAAACTATTATAATTTTTATAAGTTTAATAGATCGTTAGAGGATAGAGAGATACTTTTAGATAATTCAATATTTGAATTAGGTAAATCATTTGATCCAGAGGAGTTTTACAGATCAACCTTAGATATTCAACCTAATATGTTTATAGTGCCTGATGTATTAGAAGATTCATATGCAACTATACAGAGTTTTAAAGACTTTGATACAAAGAAAAAGGATATTAAAGACACTTTTCAAACTAGAGCTATTGGTGCAGTTCAAGGTAAAAATTGGCAAGAATTAACAGAGTGTTATAAGTTTATGGTCGATAATGCGGATATGATTGCTATAAGTTTTGATTTCAGTTACTATCAAATTATAGGGCAAGGTTGGCATCACCTAGAGCGCTGGTGCTCCGGCCGTCAACGGTTTATTCAAGATTTAATAAATAATGGTATATGGAGGTGGGATAAACCTCATCATTTACTGGGTTGCTCGCTAGCGAAAGAATTTAGATATTATGTCGATCGAAACGTTTACAATATTGTGTCTTGCGATACTAGTAATCCAATTGTTGCTCGCTAGCGAAAGAATTTAGATATTATGTCGATCGAAACGTTTACAATATTGTGTCTTGCGATACTAGTAATCCAATTGTTGCCGCTATTCATGGATTAAAGTATGATGCTGATTATGGTCTTGATACTAAACCCTCTACTAAGCTTGCAGATTTAATTACACACGAATTTACAGAAGATCAGCTTGAACTCGTAAGATATAATACTACAATGTTTAAGAAGATTATTCGTAGATGAGACCTTGGATTACATTTTTTTCTCAAACCGGTACTGAAATAAATAATCTTTGTAAAGCTCTGCAAATATATCCAGACGCTATAGTAACTAATAGATTAACCACCGATGGTGTAAATCCTGAACTTATAACTACTACTACTTTTAGAGAACATAAATTAAACCGCACAGTATGGTATATATTACCTCAAAAACCTACTTTAGATAGTTATAAAGAAATTTTATCTCATTTTGATAATCCTGTAATAACGCTACATGGCTATTTAAGAATAATTCCAAAAGAAATTTGTGAAAAATATGAAATATACAATTTACACCCCGGTTTAATTGATAAGTACCCCTCATTAAAAGGTTTTAATCCTCAAGAAAGAGCTTTTCGCGAAAAATATGATCTAGCCGGTTGTGTAATTCATCGTGTTGTACCAGAAGTAGCCCCTGGGGAAATAATGATGAGCCAAGGCATTAGTATAAAAGATAAAAATCTTAATGAAGTTTATAAATCTTTACACGGGGTTGCATTTGACCTCTGGAAAAGCTTTTTAACCGGATATAATATATTAAAGAAATGAATCCTGAGGATGTAATTAAAACAGTAGAGTCGACTTATCCAGAAACATGTGAAGAATTTAAAAAAATTCAAAGAGAACAATATGAAACTTTTTGCAAGAAGCAATTTGATTATGGGCCTCATAATATAAGCTTAGGATCAGACTTACACAAGAAAGAGGATATAGTAGCATCTGTATCGGCTATTGTTGTTCGGTTGAACGATAAAATACAGCGATTGATTAATTTAGTTTTGCGTAAAAAGACGTTTGAATCGGCCAACGAGCCAATTTTTGATGCATTTAGCGATACCTCTGTATATTGTATTATTGCTGAAATTGTCAAAAGAAAAAAGTGGTGTAAATAAATTTTTATACTATAATAAGATAGTGAATATTACGTTTACTGGTCCGCAGTGCTCGGGTAAGACTACTTTGCTTAAGCAAATGAGGCAAACAAGAGGTATTATGGATAGCTTTTTCTATATTGATGAAGTTACTAGGCTAATTAAAAGAGAATTTAGTGTTACTATTAATGAGGAGGGTGCAAACGATATAACTCAATTGTTAATTATTAACAAGGAACTAGAGAATATTTTTAAATACAAAAAAGAGCTTCTTTGGTCAAGTTGTGAAGGGGTTGTACATGATAGATGTTTGCTTGACGGTTTAGTTTTTACTGAATATTTTTATGATAAGAAATTAGTAAGTCAGCAAGTGTGGGCTCAGGCATTAAGTTATTGGAACAGGTTTCATAGTAAGTATGATATTATTTTTTATCCGGATCCTCATGAAATTAAGCTAGAGGACGACGGAGAAAGAAGTGTAGACGTAGAATTTAGAAATGCTATTATTGATAAATATGAAAATTATTATCTAAATCAATTTCAATGGAAAGATAGAGTATATCTTCTAAAAGGAACAGTTGAAGAACGAATGGAACAGATTAAAATAGTACTTAATGAATACACAACTCGATAATAGCAATATTTCTAAGCACTTAGGCAGGATAACGGGGTATAAGTCAACATACGATCCTTCTCTCTTGGTCCGCGAGCCAAGAATTAATAACAGAAAGCATTTAGGTTTAGATGATAATGATTATGCAGATAGTACTATACCTTTCTGTGGTTATGATATTTGGAATGCATATGAAGTATCTTGTTTAACGAATGATGGAATGCCTATTGCTGCTATTGCTAAAATTGTATATCCTTGTAGAAACAAATATATTGTGGAATCAAAGTCTATTAAGTTGTACATGAATTCATTTAATATGCAAAAATTTAAAGGTAATATTATTCAGGTATTAAATGAATTACAGGATACTATTAAGCGTGATCTGTCTAATTTATTAGAAACAGAAGTTAAGGTTTATGTGCGTTCTACTAAAGCTATTGATGATGAGCTTTTTTATCCGCCCGTTTTTAGTAATAAAGACTATCCTACATTAGAGAATAATATTGATGTAACTTATATACAAGCTAAATCTTACATTGAAGACCCTACTATTCTATCTGCAATAGAGATACCTGAGTCTAAGGTACAGAAATACCATTCTGCTTTATTAAAGAGCAACTGCAGAGTTACATCACAACCAGATTGGGGCGACGTTTATATCCATTATAAGGGTAAATATGAGCTTAATCAGACATCTTTATTGCAGTATATTGTTTCATTTAGAGATGAATGTCATTTTCATGAAGAAATTTGTGAAACGATCTATATGAGATTGTTTGAGAGATTTAAACCTGAAGAGCTTGTAGTAAGTTGTTTATATGTAAGACGCGGCGGAATTGATATCAATCCTACGAGAGCTAGTAATTATAGTCTGCTCGATAAGTCGTTGATAGATGAATTTATGTATTTTACTAAGACTGTACGGCAATAATTAGCCGTTTAAATTCCAAAGTCTTAGTTGCTCTGAAGTAACAGTGTCAAAACCGTTATTTGTTAACGTCTGCCCATTGGGTGAACTCTGATCTAATTCAAAAGTAAAAGAAGAACCATCATTTAATATTAATGCAAAATCTGTTTCATCATAAGCATTATCTGCTCTAAAAGTTGTTTTAATACCATTAGCGGTTACTGAGTATACAGTTGTTGAACTATCTAAAGAAGAAGCTGCGTTAAATGCTAAAGCTTTAACATTACTTCCAACTATTTGTAAATCAACACCGTTTGACGTTAAAGAAAGATTTAACGAAGTAGGCGAAGTTGCATTTGGATTGGCTACTAAATTTGATAATACTAATGATGGCATAAAATTATTTATTCTAATGCAGATAAATTTTTTATATCTATACAATAAAAAAGGGCACCGCAAGATGCCCTTTTTTAAAGTTCCTGGGACTTACCAGGTGAAAACTTATTTCTTTTTGTTCCGTAACTACTTCTTTTAGAAGTAGACTGACTGTGTGCCAGGCGTAAACGCTGTACCGAGACCAGTTAAGATAATAACGTGGTAGTAAAGATTTGCACCAAAGATGTTGTCTACTACACCATAACGTGTTAGTAAGCCAACGCGAGGAGCAAAATCATTAGGACCAATTGTTCTCTGAACCATTACCGGGATGTACGGACAATAGATGATACTGTTGTCGTAGAATTCCGGACCCTTGTAACCAAGGAGTGCGTACTCGAGACGTGATGTACGAGTTGTACCGGCGGGGAACCCACCGTTACCACCGAAGTTACCTCCGGCGTTAGCTTCGTGCTGAGCCTCTGTACGTGTGTCACGATATACGTTAAAGCGACCAGCGAGTGAGCCTACTTTTGCAACTCCAACCGGCTGAGTGTTAACATTGCCGCTTACTGGTACCCACTGAAACTCAGGGAGCATTTCCAGGATGGCGCAAACGCGAGGTGTAGCAACGATAAAGTTAGCTGAACCACGGCGATTGCGTACAGCAATTCTGTTAGCCTCAACGATTAGTCTCTGATAGAAGTCGCGGTTACGCTCAACGAGCCAGCGACCGTCTGCTGAAGCAGGTGACCAGACTGAGAAGCCTGTACCTAATCCGGCATTAAGAGCAGTCTGGATCATGCGAATAATCATTTCGCGATCGATTTCGGCCTGCAACTCATACGACATAGCGTTTGTGAGTTCGGTATCGATATCGATGCCATTCATATTCTTTAGATCCTGCTCTAGTTCTACTGACCATCTAGCAGCAAGTCTACGAGTACCAGCTTCAACAGCTGTTTTCTCGAAGCTTACAACAACCTGAGGAATCTTAGAAGATAACTCGAAGTTAGCTAGGAGTTGAGCAACACCACCGTCTTGTGCGAGAACGTTAAAGAATGAGTTACCTGACAACGCAGCAGAGCTTGTGCCTGTGAAGCGTGTGTCGAGATACTGATACCCTAATTCGGCGCCTGAGGACTGAGCCTGAGGATTACCGGCACTGGTTCCAGCGGCTAGAGCACCGTCAACGCCATTGGCAGTTGTGGCACCTAGAGCTGAACCTTCGTACTTATAACGGAGGGCAAAAGCAAGTCCTACTGGGCCGCTCATGGGCTGAACACCAACGATTTCGTTAGTGATCAACTCAGGGAACGTACGGCGAATCATCGGGATGAGAATCTTCGGCAGACGTGCATCGCCTGGGGCATAAGCCTGATCATTCTGTGAGGGGAACTGATTGCCGAAGGCACCATTGTTAATGGAACCGAAAACACCAGTTGACCCACCAGCGATATTGCTTGCCTCAAAGCACCACTTCTCTTGGTTTTCCAAAAGAATAGCAGTGTTTAAGCGTGTGTGATCGTCTTCGATAGCGCGGACGTTATCGGAAGAGTAATCCAGAACTGGACCCCACTTCTCGAGAAGGACCTTAGCGCGACTCTCGTCGATGTAAGCCTGTGTTGGACGTATTTGCTTTGACATAATAATAATATATCCTTTGTAATACTGTCGACCTTATAAATTACTGTTCAGGGGTTATACCCTCAATAAAAAAGAAATTAAATTAAATTAATACTTTTTCAGCTCGCTCATGTAAGCTGTAAATGAAGGGTCGTTTGTAACTTCCGGGGTTGCTACAACTTTCTCTTCAATAACTGGCCTGTCAATTGATGATGCAACAGACTCATTAATAGCTTCTGATTTCAAGCTTGTTAGCCGCTCTTCTTCGGTTTTATCATAGAGCTTTAATGTATAATCAAAGTTTTCTGTGATAAATTCAGCAGATCTATTCCCAAGCATCTTTTTCATATATGCCTTCTTCTCTTCATCTAGATTGCTAATTTTCTTCTCGAGAATTAAATCAGAATTTAATTTCTTATTTTCTTCTACGAGCTTATTAACCTGCTTTTTAGCGGCTTCAAGCTGCACTGCAGCTTCATCGATTTTTGTCTTACCATCAATAACGGCATCGCGAATGTTATCAGTCGCGAGCGCCATATCGACGGAAAGAGTTTTGCGGATATCTTCTAAGAGAGCTACTGCTCTCTTATTTTTTACCGCTTCATTAACTGAAGTTGTAGGTATTTTTTCTTCTAGATAAAGATCTAGATACTTACTTACATGATCAACTAGTGAAGATTTAAAATCAGTAGCTTCTTGATTTAATGAGCCTTCATACTTTTCAACAACTGCTTTAAGCTTAGCTGAACGATCAGCATCAATAGCTTCTACTACTTTCTTAAGCTTCTTTGTATGATCAGCATCAATAGCTTCAATTAATGTTTCTAACTTCTTAGCATAATCAGCATCTTGTTCATTTAAAGCTTTTTCTACATTAAGCTTAACTTTTTCATTTACTGACGTTTCGAATGCTGTTTCAATTTCTTTTAAAACATCTTCTGTTAAGATGTCTTTTGCAGCTTCTTTTAATGCGCTTGTTAGATTTGTTTCCATAAATTAAAATAATTTTTCTGTTAGAGCGTTATTAATTTTAGCTTTAAGCTTCAAATCGACAACGTTCTGTAAATATTTATTGGCCTCTGAATAATTTTTTTGAGAAAGAGCACGTAAAAATCCAACTATTTCACTATTTTCATTTACTTGCTTTTTGATACTTTTTTTGGCCATATTATTATTTATCTTTCTTTTCATATATTTATGCTGTTTTTAAGAATTTAAAGAAAGTAACTATCTGCTCTTTAAGATAAGCTTGTAATTCTCTTACAGGAAGATTTTTAAGAGAGTTTTCAAAATTAGCATAAATTTCCTCTAGCTTAAAA